ATCTTTGTTAAACTGTTTGGTAGCATCATCTGCTGCTTTGATACTGCGAACATAACCTTGACTGTCTAGTTCAAGTGTGACTTTTAAGTTTGCCATTATTTGATCTTTCCTATTAAATCATCTATGCGTTTTTGTAAAAACTTTTCAGTGGGTTCTGTCATACCTTTTGGGGCTTGGCGACTATAACCTTGATCCAAGCGTTCAGCATACACATAGTTAGCATCTATTGTAGAACCACGCAGACTAGTGCTTCTACGAGCATTGCCTGTGCGTATTGGAGTAGAATCAACAAAGTAATCGTAGGCTTCTTTGGGCAATGTTTGTGCAACTCGTTCAGCCTCTTCAAACATTTTATTAACTTGACTCATATTAAGTGTCATTGCCATTGTTGCGAACCCTTTCCAACGCTGCCATCATCTCTTCTTGAGATAACTTGGGTGTTTGCTTCTTACCTTCCGCTTTGTCCTGAATATAACTTTGATATCCCAGTGCGGCATCTAATACTACTAAATCAAATGTGGAAGCCTTTTCCAACACTTCGCTGGGCAATAAACTATAACGCTTCCCTATTGCATCTATACTGAGTAACATACTCATTTCAACACCTTCGGGATCCAAGGCTTCCTGCGTTACTTTCCCAGGGTTTCTACTACCTTACCTATTACTCTAGTTAAAATATTACTGGGTAATAGATATCCATCCTTGACAATTGGTGTTCCATCTTCATCAAGAATCATTTTGTTTACTAGTTCAACCATGTCACCAAAGTCTTCATTCTTCATAGTTGCCATCTTTACGAATACATCCATGTTAGTTCTGTCGTAGACCCAGAACTCAAGACTCTCACCATATTCTTTAATGGTGTCTTCATCTGTGAGTTCAACCTTGACTAGTTCAGGCTTTTTGCTTAGTTGTGTTAGTTTCATTTCAAATCCTCATATCTTTGTTTTAGGTAATGAACGGTTGCTAGTGCAAACTTCATTCTAACTTCTGCTTGTTCCAAGTCCTTCTTGGCACATCTTAATTCCGATAGTGCTTTGGCAATTTCTGCTTCTATACTGCGAAATATCTCATCTTCAGTTTTGTTATCAAATATCATCACATCTCCTTACTAGTTATTTATGCAAACAAAAACCCGCCGAAGCGGGTTTGTGTAATTCTAATTAAAGAATTAGGTCACTGTATAGTCACCAGTGATAGTTAATGTCACTGGACTAACCCAGACTGGAGCGTCTGCAGATACTGTAGGAGCCAAGCCAGTGATGTAGCCAAAACCACCAAGAGTTTTGCCTGCACTGCCTGTGCTTGTGTCGCCCAAGTATAGTTGGAACTCAACCTTTGTCTTGTCTCTGCTTAGACCAAATATACCTTTGTTTACAGCCACGGCTGCGCCGGCACCTGTTCCAAAGAATGTAGTTTGATCTAGAACAATGTTCAAGTCTAGACTGTTAGTTGCTGTAGTTGCAACTTGTTGCTTGCTGCCTTCGTCAAGTTGCGTCCATGTAAAAATATCGTTGCTGTTATTAACAGTGATATCTTGCATGGCTGGAACTGATAAGTTTGATGCATCTCCGGTCACGCTGATGTTGAGAGTTGCTTCAACGCCTGCTACGCCGGGTGCTGGAAATATGAATGCCATATTATTTTTTCCTTATGCTAAATTTGCGAATCTGTATTCGCCTTCATAGACTACTCTGTCGTTGTCTATGGTGACTGTATAGTCAAACAGTCGTGTAAACACGCCTGTGATGGTAGTGATATCCTTAGCACTACCTAAGATTGTCAATGCTGAATCTAAATCAGTGTTTCTGTTTTTTGCGTCAACTGTGAGATACCATCTTACAATAGTTACTCTAGAATTGATCTGCAATGTTCCCAATGTAGGCAACAGCGTGTCCTGCTCTGTATAGGGTTCATCCAAGTATACTCTACGAGCATTTTTAAGATAAAGAGGATTAGTTCCTTCTTGAAACGGCAGTTCCTGACTGGTCTTGATAGACGCTGTCAGTTGTGCCGTCAAATAAGTTAATAATTGTGTTCTCATCTTACGCGAACTCTATTTACAAAAGCAGCCATCTTGTCTGCAGTTTCAATTGTTGCGTTTTCGCTGAAGTCATACCAATCGCCGGCCTCTAACACTTCGTCAAACAATACATTATAACTGTCCTTATAGAACTTGATCTTTGCGATCTCTGCGCTATCAGGATTGCCAAAGTCAGCAATACTAGGATATGTATATTCATGCAATGCCAAATATATATTCAAATCCTTGAATTCCTGCGTTCTGGCTAGGATATAATCTGGATCAACAACAGGTAGTAGGTTAGGATCAATGATGTCTGCCAACTTACGCTGATATTCTCTCCACCAGCTGGAGTTTCTAATTTGTGTTAGAATACGCTGACTGGCTTTGTTTAGAAAGCTTTCAATTTCTGCTTGTGTAAGATCTTCATTTGCTTCAAAAACACGACTATCACGAGCCTGTAGCTCTGGATAGGTAGCGAAACGCAGAAAGGTTGCGCCACTGTATACAAAATTTGGGTTGCTCATTGTGATAGTCCTTTAGATTAATTTAGCAATTAAGGGTTCATGCTGGAGTCAAACTTCAAGTGACGACCTAGCGCATCTTGCAATTCACCCACGCCATAGTAGGCTGAACATACGATATCTTCACCTAGGAAGGCTGCGCGACGCTGTGTTTCAATGCTGATGTCACCGATTAGACCAAAGCCTAATGCATCTCTATGGAAAACAGCACCAGCGTAATCACCAGCAGTGCCAGTGTCAACAATGTTACCTGTTTCATAGATTGGGATTCCGGCCAATTGGCCTACAAAGCCCATACGCATTGCTTCGTTAGAAACTTCGCTGTATGCGCCTGCTGTAAATCCTACGCCGCCTGCTGTTGTCAAGGCTTTCTTCAAGTCGAATGCAATTTCTGGGTGCAATACGCAGACAATGCCGTCCATGGGCACACCTGCGGCACGCAATCCGGCCACTGATTTGAAAATGTCTTCCGCAGTAATTGGCACTGTAAAGTTACCAAAGCCTCCGCCAAAGTTTGCAAACAATCCTGTTAAGTCTTGGTCAATTTTTCGGGCTACGGCCTCTCCAAATAATCTTCCCAAGTCAGCTACAACATTACTTGCGGCTGAAGCACGAGCTAAGTCTGTTAGCAATGTGCGGATAGCAACTGGTGCAATTGTCAAAGTTGCTTCAGTTGTAGTAACTGCTACATTAGGCACTTCACTGCCTTCGCTGACCGCGGCAGCAGTTTGTCTAGGATAAATTGGAACATTTACCGTTTTACCTTGTCCTGCAGACAAAGTGTAGTTTTTTACCAATCCACGCATAATGGATTGTTCATTGAATACGAACATTGCTTCCTGAATAATTTCAGGTAACAAGGTCGCAAGCGTTGAGGAGGTTGTTTCATTAGCCATAATAAATTTCCTTTATAAGTTAGGCTATACCAGCTGACTTACGATAGTCAGCGTATATTTTTCTATCAGCGGGATTTTTCATATCCAAGTTTTTCATATCAACTTTCTTTGTAGTGGCACCTGTGACATTGCTCTTAGTGTTGGTTGTTGCAGGCTGTGCTGACACAAAGTGCGGATTGCTTTGCAGCCATGACTGCACAAAACTATCCACACTTACTGGTCGCCCACTGTCGTCATAGCGCACAGCACCTTTATCATCTAACACTTCAACTTCACCATCTGGATTAAGTCTAACACTGTTACGAATCAGTGCCTTGACTTGATCTGGATTCACTGCACGATAACGAGCAGCCGCATCTACAATTGGAGTTTCTACTTTGAAACTTTCAATTACTTTATCCCGCTTTTGAATTTCTGCGTCCTTCTTGGCCGCCAATTCCTGAATCACAGTTTCAAACTGGCCACGCTTGAGTTGTTGTTCTTGTTGACTCTTCTGATGCTCACTAACAATTTGTTTGAGAGTATCTGGATCACCAAGTTCTTCATACTTTGAAGTATACTTC